AAGTATCTACCATCTAATCCTTTAACCATACTAGTTCTTTCGGCAGATGCATGAACTTTCTCTAACAAACTATTTAAAGCTGGAACATTTTCAAGAAACTTATTCTTAGTATCCTGTCCATGTCGTGCTGATTTGTTCATTATATATCCTATCTTAGCTGCACCAGCGCCATAAATTAGGGCGTATATGAACGTCTTTGCTTGATCTCTAGTCTCTAATCCAGCCATCTGTTGATTAGTAGTATGGATATCACCATGTAAAATCTGATGTATATATTTTTTATCCTTCATGTAATGAGCTAGTACACGTAGCTCTAATTGAGAAGCATCACAACCTAGAAGGGCATAGTTCTTTACATCTTCTACTGTCCAACAGGTACGACACTCATCACCATACGGTGAATAGGTAGCTGGTGTCTGTGCNACATTAGGATCAAGGTGACTACACCTAGTACTAACTGTACCTAGTGTTTTAATTCNACCNTGTACTCTGTAGGTATNAGGATCACAAAACTTAATCCANGACTTAACTTGTGATGCACGTTTCTGTAACAGTAAGTATTTAAGCATAGCTTCTGATTCAGGTATGCCTGTAATCTTAGCAAGAACATCTTCATTAACTATGATGTTACCCTTCTCTGTCTTGAGAGTTGGCTTCCATCCTTTTTCCATAAGCCGTTCAGCTATTTGTTTACGAGAAGCAGGATTAAATTTATCTATTATATCTTTAATAGGTTTACCTGTCTTCTTATGAAATCGTTTAGTAATAACAGTAGGAAATATTTCCTGAAGTTTATGTTCAATATCTATACACTCATCTGTTAGCCTAGCTAAAAACGTAGTAGCAAAAGGTAGATCGAAATAAAAACCATTACGTTCTTGTTGATCCATGTAGTATCTAAAGATATGTTCTCTCCGTATACTCTCATCAGAAAAGTTTTTCTTTTCTTTACTCATCAGGTGATGGTAAACCTTTTCAGTTAACTCTACATCATTGATACAATACTCTAACATCTGATCAGTATAGTAATCAAAGTTAGGAGAAGGCATCTTAGGAAATCCAAGACGCTCACCCCATGCTGCTAGTCCATTACCTTTATCTCTAATAGGATTAAAGAGTTGAGATAAGATAAGAGTATCCAGACATTTAGAGGCAGGATGTTTGTATCCTATAATCTTAGCTAACACTCTAAGATCATAACTTAAAAGATTATGCCCTATAAATATAGTATTAGAAGAAGGTTTAAACTTGGTGTAACATTCTTCCTGGGTATAGGTAACAACTTCTCCTGTCTCTAAGTCTTTGGTAACAATACAGAATACTTTAGTAACTTCTTTAGATTTATCTAGAGTATTAAGTAATCCGTTTGTTTCGATATCAATGATTAGATATTTAAGATTATCCGAAGTCTCTGTTATCATTAAATTCATCAGTGTCGTCATCATTAGTATCTTCCTGTTGCTCATCAAAAGGAATTTCAGTTAACCTACCAGTTTCTTTATGCCATTGCAAGAGAGTTGCAGGTCCACTCTCACCAGAGAATCTATTCTTTAAAACCCTAATCCAAGTACGGTTTCTTTCACTCTCATCCAGTGCTTGGGTATTTCTTTCCAGAGCATAGATCATATCAGGTAGTTGAGCTAGGCTATGTGATCCACGTAGTTGATTAAGAGATACGTTTGATCCTTCTTCATGACCTGTCCCTTGTGGTCTACTAAGATGGGATACAACCATCAGATGTATACCAAGTTCCTGTACTAAGGTGCGTAACTTAACCATGATATCATCAATAGCTTTACGTTCATTAGTAGTCTCGTATACTACCATTGATATATGATCCAGAATAATATACTGACAATCTAATCCCTTAACCATATAACGTACACGGGTTAAGAGATTCTCTAAGGTAGAGCTACCAAAGTGATTCCAGAATACTACCTGTTCCAGATCGTTTAAGTTATCAAGAGCTTTCTCTTTATCCTCAACAGTCCAATCTCTATCCTCTTCAGATGTTATATGAAATCTCTTGGATGCTTCTACGGATAGGATACCTAGTCCTGTTTGCCTTACACTCTCTTCAAGGAATAAGCAGCCTACCTTCTCATCTGTTTTACTAATGATGTAGTGTACAAGCTCACGCATAACACTACTCTTCCCTATACCAGAACCTGCTGTCACTAGGACGAGTTCATTCTTACGCATTCCATAGGTGATTGCGTTAAGACCATCCCAAGGATAGGGTAGACTTTGTACTGTTGTTTCAGATAGTAACCGTTCACGTAGATCAGGACCACATATGATACCTTCAGGTGTAAAGGTACGTGCGTTCCAAAAGTCATTAACAAACTGTTGTGTCTTACCTTCCATCAGGTATTCATTAGCATCCTTACGAGTAAGGTGCATGATCTTACATGATCCAGGCTCTAACAGATTAGCTATATCTTTCATAGCTTTCTGACCAGGACCATCAGAGTCGAAACATAATACTATATTTTGGAAGGTACTAAGATAATCAAGGTTTCTTTTTATTTCAGTAGGAGCAGAAGCAGCACCATTCCTAACACTAATAACAGGCCACTTGCTGCCAAGCATTTGGTAAGCCGAAAGACAATCAATTTCGCCTTCGCATACCGTGATAAATTTTCCACCTTCTTTAAACAGTTGCTGACCAAATAATGTAGTATCAACACCGGATTCTCCTTCAGAGTAAAATTTCTTTTCATCTACTACTCTTACTTTATTTATAACATTATCTCCCTCTTTAGAGTAGTAGGGATACAGATGTATTTCTTGATCGTGTTTATTAAAACCTGTCTGAACACCATATTTTTTACAGGTTTCTAATTCAATATGACGATCAGGTATAGAAGTAAAAGATAATTCTTTATGAGTTGCCATTGGCTGTCGTTTAGTTGAAGTACTCACTATTGATTCTCCTTCATCATTAAGGGGTTTCCACTGCTTACAACTAAAGCAATAGGTATTAGATTCATAGATAGCTAACGCATCACTACTACCACAATCAGGACAGGGTTGATGTGTTTCTTTTGGTTGTTCTTCCATCTGCTTCTAAAGCCTCTTCAAATGTTTCATACATCTCATCTTGTTCTGCATGATAACCAAACTTCCCTATCTTAGGATGCCTGGTTGGTTCTAATAAATTAGACCCTTTATTAAAAAACTTTTGAGTCAAAGATATGTCTCCAATATATAAGTCTTTGTAATAATTAGGAAAACTTCCTATTACTAGGACATACATATCAGCTATTAACTTACGAGTCTTTCCGTAATGATCAAGAGCTTCTATAAAGAAGCATCCTGTATGGTAGGTTGTTTGTTTGAGTTCTAGTCTATACCCATTACGCAAACAATCAAGATCCTTTTTGTAGGTACGTGGTCCTTCATCTAAGGTTGCATCTAGATTGTAAGGAATACCATACTTTTCTTTGTACCATATCTCTGCACCCATACCTTGTAAGTTAATCTCTTTACCATCCCTCTTACTATCAACAATATGATCTTTAACATTCATCTTGCGGCTGGTATCGTAGATTGTATTACAATAGTCTCTAATCTCTTTAACTTTTTTGTCGGGTAGTTTAAAGTCTTTAGTCATCATGGTTTTTATGTCTTCTTTAAAAGAAGCTCCTCTAGTTTGCATAACATTTCCTTCTGTTCTTTAATCTTTTTATAAGCCTCTTGAAGTTGACCTTGTAACTCCTTGATATTGTTACGATAGATTTGCATCTCAATATCTGGTTCGATTTGTTTCATCTTCATACCTCTAAGTAAATCGTTTACCATCTAATAGTTTAGCCCACATAGCAGTCTCTCTCTTACGTTTAAGAGTTTCACTAACCATATGATAATCATCTAATTCTTCTTCAGTCTTACGTTTTCTTTTCCATCCTCTCCCATCTCTTTCCATAAGATACTTAGGTATTTTATATTTAAATACAGGTGGTTTGTTATTCCACCATTCATTTCTCTCTGGCATTTTAATCTCTATATCCTATTGGAGTTCCATCACCATCAGTATCATAATCACATAGACTCTCCATATGTTTCCTTTGTTTAGGTGTTTCTACATGATCAATACTTATACAAGCATATCGTAATTGTTTAGGAGTAAATTTATTTTTAAATATTCTAATAGCTTCATCAGAAGTAATAGCTTCTATAGATAAACCATCAGTTTTTATTCCGTAAAAGTTTTTAGTTTTCATCTAAATGATAATCCTTCTATCCAAGCAGTTGAACTATACCTTACTCCTGCCCCTATTGATAGTACTGAATGGGGTATGAAGGAAGGGAATAACAGTAAGTCTCCTTTATTTAAGGAAATATCATGGATACCTTGTTCCTTAGAATTTATATCCATAAGGACTAACTCACCACCAGTATACTCATCAGGCTCATTGAGTTGTAAACTACAGCTAATCTTACGTTGCTTCTGATGATATCCAGTAGCTGTAGGTACAGATAAATCTAGGTGTTGGTTATAGAAATCACCAGGGTTATATTTAAGTATTTGAATTGCTTCGATTCTATCTATATGAAAGAACCAGTGAGCTTGTTTGTTAGCAGTCTTAGCATTCTGTTTAAAGAACTTACCAAGATCAGATTTACAGGGATGGAATACAACTTCCGTATTCCTAACGGTAGAATCAGTCTGAAAGGAATCTTTATCCTCCCTTACCTTTGCTATGTCTGGTTTGTTATATAAAAAACTTTCTAGGATTAGATGGTCACATAGATCGTGCGGTAAAGCATTGCGAACTATATGATATTGATTCTCAATCATCTCTTTATTCTCCGGTGAGGTTGGTCGAGGACACCATGCCTGTCGGCTCGTCGGTTGTCAAGAAATTTTTTTTTTCGTTGGGGGGTTGACACGGCATGTCGGGCTGTGGTAGGATGGGGAAGAGGTAGATGGGAAGATTAGCTATAGATAATCTATAGATTATTTATAGATGATCTATAGATTATCTATAGCTAATCTTCTTAATTATCTTTATATTAAATCTATAGATAATCTATAAACTAGCTATAGATAATCTATAGAAAACAAAAAAGGATAGATTGTTATGATTGGTATGGTATGTGTTAGAGCTATAGAGCTTACCCCTAAGAATAGAAACCCTATTCATAGGCATTGTTGGAATAGAGGTCATAAGGTTATACCTGATAAGAAAAAAAAGAATAACAAATTAAAATGTAGACAAAAAAATAGGGCCGTTAGAGATTATTCCAACGGCCCTTTAAGTTTAGGGAGGTATATCTTATGGCCTTAGACTTGACGATATCCCTTTAGCCACATTCTGATACGATGATATAGTTTATTTATTTTCACACGCCACGCTATAGCTACCATCCTTATTCTTTTGCTTGAATAAGATGTAAGGTTTAAAACCATCTACCTTTAAAGGATATACTCTGGCCTTTTCAGGATCTAATAGTCCTATCCTTTCACATTCATGTTTACCTACATATTTCCAATCGTTCATATCATAGGTAGCTACTCCACCTATCATTA